GATCAGTTGCTATAAATGGAACGAACATTAGGAGCATAACTCGTGTCTCGCAATACACCACTAAAGAACTTATCCTTTCGGGATTTGGATTTGAACTTCGATGTTCATCCCAATTCAAAGGACTTGATCACGCTCAAGGGAGATGATGCTATTTCGCGGTCTTTGCGTAATCTAATCCAGTATGATCACTATGAAAAACCATTCAATCCAGACTTCGGTAGCAATATCAGGCGAAGCCTATTTGAGAACTTCGGGCCCCAGACAGCAACCACGCTCAAAAATGAAATAACTCAGGTCATCCAAAACTATGAGCCCAGAGTAGATGTACAGTCTGTCAGTGTAAGTGCAGACGCAGATGAAAATCGGTATAGGGTGGTTATCAAATACTTAGTAGTAAATCAAGCAACAACTAGAACCGCACAGCTATTCTTAGAGAGGCTACGATAATGGCGAGTACCGACAGGCTAAACGTCACAGAGCTTGACTTTGATAGCATAAAATCAAGTCTCAAGCGATTTCTAAATGGACAGCCGGAGTTTACAGACTATGACTTTGAGTCTTCAGGGTTGTCTGTGCTTCTGGATATCCTTGCATACAATACGCACTATCAATCATTCTATTTGAACATGATCGCAAATGAATCCTTTCTTGATACTGCCACGACACGAGAAGCGATAGTCTCTCTTGCAAAGGGAATCGGATATACTCCACGCTCGATTACCGGGGCTGTGGCATATGTTGACCTAACATTCCAGCCAAATGATCTTGGTGGTGAGATTGATGGTGAAGCTTCGCCAGTATCTCGTCTTGGAGCAGAAGTCAACATTCCAAAGGGATCAGTCTTTACATCTGAGCTTTCCAGTAAGACATATTCATTTGTTACAACAGATTCATACATTGCTCGACCAACAGCTAATACGACAGGTGGATATCTGATCGGCGCGACCCAAAGTAGCGGAGTTGTACCATATACCGTTTCCGACATGAAAATAACTCAGGGTATATTTGTTAATGCTCAGTATATATTTAACTCACAAGTTGACCAGCAGTTTACTATCCCTAATAGCGGAGCAGATACTTCCACGATCAGTGTTCTTGTTACAGATTCAATCGCATCAACAGCCACAGAGGTGTACACGAAGGTTGACAACTACGCAAATCTTGACGGTGAGTCTACTTCATTCTTCGTGAATGAGGCGGCGGATGGACGATTTGAGATTTACTTCGGTGATGGTTTGGTTGGCAAGAAGCCTACGGACGGATCAATTATTGATATCACATACGTTGTCCCTGAACCGGGAGCAGGAAACGGGGCGACCACTTTCCGAGCTGATCCTATTCGTTCTCCATTTTATGGAACTGGTGGATCAACTCACACGTATAATCCAACCACATTCACATCGATCAATGCATCTGGAGGACAGGATCGTGAGTCGGCCGACTCGATTCGATTCCTTGCTCCGCTCAACTACGGAGCCCAGAATCGTGCTGTAACCAAGGAAGACTATGTTACTGCGATTCGCTCTGAGTATCCTCAAGTTGAGTCGGTTGCTGTATGGGGAGGCGAAGATGCTGAAATTCCACTCTATGGGCATGTTTATATTGCAATCAAACCATCAGAGGGGTTCTTTCTGAGTCAAACAGAAAAGCAAAACATCATTGATAATATTCTTGCGCCTCGAAACGTTATTGGAATTACTCCCGTCATTGTAGATCCAGATTACATATTCCTCCAAATCACATCCGATGTAACATGGAACCCACGACTAACAGGGCTCACCCAAGCTACTTTGAGAAATGGTATTGTGGCAGAAATTTTGGATTTTGGTGATAGTCAACTCGAAAAGTTTGAAGAGACGTTCCGATACTCTCCTTTCACGCAATTGATTGATAATTTCGATTCTGGAATTTTGGGTAATATTACCAGTGTGAATCTGCGAAAAGAAATCACCCCCGCAATCGGAACGGCCGCCAACTATACGATCAACTTCTCGAATAGCATCAACAACCTAAAAGGTAGCGTGACGAGTAGCGCGTTCACATACAACAGCTATTCAGATTGTAAACTAACTAACAATCAAGGGACAATTTCTATTACAGCGACAGGCGGAGTCGTTGTTGCTGATTCAATTGGAACGGTAAATTATACGACAGGGCAGATTGTCCTAAACGACTTTCTGCCGCAAAGTGTTGGGTCGGGAGGAAAATTGTCTATAATAGTCAAGCCAAGCGTGAACGACGTATTTCTGAACCGAGGGGAAATTCTATCCATCATCAGCGACGATGTATCCGTTACAATGAAGCAAGAGATTCAATAAATGATCTCGGCTAATAATAAAATCTCGGTCATCGTAGAAGATCAGCTCCCTGGCTTCATTCGAGAAGATCATGACAACTTCGTTCAGTTTGTTAAGTCATACTATGAGTTTTTGGAACTAACAAATCCTCCGGTGGATATGCCACTACGATTTGTCAATCCGAGTGAGACGACATATACCTCAACTAATAAATATGGAGCGGGGCCTTTACTTGTTGGCGAGACAATCAATCAATATGCGGACGCGGTTGACTCGACTATTATTACCGCAAGTGCTGTAGTATTTGCATATAACGCAACCGCTACGACGAAGACGGTAACGATTACTGGAATCGCAGGCACCACCGGATTGTTTATCGCAAACAAAGAAATCATTGGTGAGAGCAGCGGCGCTAAATATTGGCCATCTTCTAATATAAAGCAAGCTCCTACAGGCGCGCTCCAGGCGTCATATGACATTAGTAATATTCGTGATATGGATTTGATGTCAAACCAGTATATTGATTTCATTAAGAAGGAGATTGCTTCTGGGTTTCCGGCGCGCTTCGATAAGGGAATTGATGAACGAACTGCTCTAAAAAACCTCCGCGACTTCTATCAGTCAAAGGGAACAGAAAACTCCTTCCGGTTATTGTTTCGATTGGTATTTGGTGAGGACATTGATATATATCTCCCATCAGAAAATATGCTCCGGCCGAGTGTTGGGGAGTGGGAACAGCGGACAACATTGCGACTGGATTCGCGCATAAAGGATCTCCTATCGGCAGATGCGCCGCGCGATGTTTCTGATATCGTCGGGCAGAGGGTGACGGGGATATCATCTAAAGCAACTGCAATTATTGAACGAGCGCAAAAAATAATTTATGCTGGAGACACGTTTATTGAAGCTGACATCACTTCAAAGGCTGGTACATTTGAACCCGACGAGCAGGTTCGGGTTGCATATATTGAAGCAGAAACAAACTCCGCAGTCACAATCGAACTCAAAAATTATGGACTAATTTCATCTATTGATATCACTGATGGTGGTTCAAACTATGCCATTGGAGATCAAGTATCCATTGGTGGTAGTAATGGGCTCGGCACCATTGCAAGGGTTTCTGATGTAGATTCTATAACAGGTGAAGTCAAAGCTATTGAAATAATCGATCCTGGGTATCGATACACTGGGCCACCCTCGACAATAAACTTGAACTCCCCCCACAGCGGAGATGCTGGATCTACCCGATTCGAGGCTGGACCACTAGAGTCTATTCTTGATGTTGATTTTAATCATAAAATCCTAGCCAACAGCTTCTTCGCAGAGAGTGACAATCGCGGAGCATATGCAAATACTGGTGCTGTTGGTTTCGATCTTTATGACATCGATGGCGCTACAATTATAAACCCGGCCAGCACGGATGCGAATAGCTTCTCAAACTTCGTAACCGTACCCGGAAAGGATGAGGGGCTTCAGGCTTGGTGGAAGTTTGACTCCTACAATATCATTGGAGATGTAACAGTCAACACGCTTGATGGTACATTTGGAGACGGAAACGATCCAACGGCTAATGTTATCAATTATGGTTATTGGGGCCCACGGGTTTCTGATTCTGTATATCGACCTGATTTCAAAATCCCTGCGTTCGGTTATGGTTCCCTTGACCCACTCAAGACACGAACAGTCCCTTCCCAGAACACTCGCATAACTAACACATATAGCGCAACATCAAATGCGACTTCGGCTAATTCATATAACCCAAATGGATGGGTGGGGTTCAAGCCTATTGTTCTGGACTCAAGTGGCAACGGAAATCATGCTTGGCTCCAAACGGCCAACAATCTCGCACCGGCTACAAATTTCACTGGGCGCGCTAATGTGGTATCTCGCGGAGCATTCTCGGAGCGAGGCATATTTGGAACGGGATCGCTTGCTAACACTTGGGTGAATGGGCCCAGCGCAACCGAGCCCCAGAATGATCTTGGTGGAATTGTGCTTCGCGCACATGATGACCTACGAAATGCAAACACGCAGACTTGGGTGATGTGGTACTATCCATATGGAGAGATTGGATCCTTCGGTGGAACATATAACAATGACACCGAATGGGTACAATATGACTCTGAAGCGCCGGAGTTTGATGCAAATAACGCACCCAATATCCTTAGCCGTGATGGTGGTTCATATTGGGCCCTTCAGGCCAATGCAACCTCGACGGCAACAAGTGACTATCATGATGTAATCTTCCGATTCCAAGGCGCTGAATGGGATAACGGGAACGCGGTGAATGGTCAGGTTGCAAACACATCAGGACAATTCCCCGGACACAATGCCGGAACGCTGAATGCGGGTGGTGGATCGCTTCGCGCACAAACTTGGAACATGATCGCACTATCTATTGATCATACCGTAGGTGTTGGTAATCTATTCTTCTTTAATACGACGGACGGATTCCATTCCTCCAATGGGTTTTCTATCCCCGTTACACAGGACGCAAACACACCAGCATTAGGAACTTGGCCAGTCGTTAATGGAGACGCTCAAGGTCGTGCTGTTGTTCTTGGTGCTGCATCGGCATCTGCTAATGGAGACAGCAATAGCATTGAACGGAATCCAGCATCATCAGCTCATGGTCGATATGATGAAGTTCGATACTATGACCAAGCACTGAATCAGCAGCAGATCGCTCATCTGTTTAATAATCCGGGTGGGCGCTTCGATAATACCCTATCAGGTGAATGGGCTATTGTTAATCCGGCTGTATCAGGGAACACAGCTGCCGAGTTTCTATATGATAGCGGCGAGACCTCTCAGATTTTCCGCATAGGAAGTGATGACACTTCAACTGGGCTTCAGGTAGTCTATAATAAAGATATTGCGTTTGACCCAGCCGCACATTATAAACTGACGGTCAAGGCTCGCAACACAGATGCAGGAAACTCATCTAACGTGCAGTTTGGTGTTATTGGTATTGCGGACACAGGAACACGGTTGCTCGGATACGACGCAGCAGATGATTGGGATAAGTCACAACCCATTGCCCAATCGGGCGCGGACCTCGGAACAACATGGGTAGAGAAGACGGCCGTCTTTGGAGGCAACAGCTCACCCTTACATTCTGGTTGGGACGCTACGGGTGACGGCGAAGGTACATATACATGGAACAATCCAGCCAAGTTGTATGGTGACGTGGGTGCTGCGGCGGGAAACACAACATTCTTCCGGCCGGTTCTTAGATGGGATGAGTGGACCGCTGGCGACTTCACCGAGATTGAATATGTCAAAGTTGAAGTGCAGCGCCCTGCTACCCTGACTGCTACAATCGCAGGTGAGTTTGTATGGCCCGGGCGCGACATAGGAGATGCTGGGAAACTCAGTACATCACCAGCGGGTATATGGCTACCAAAGCATCTTAGTGATAATAATTTCTATCAGGCATATTCATATGTTATTCAAAGTGGATTGTCCATTGAGGACTACCGGCAGATTGTGGATAAGCTCGTCCACACTTCAGGTAAAAAACTATTTTCTGAGGTTCAACTTACATCAAAGGCCGATTTAAGTCTAACTGCTTCTGCATTCAATGAGTCTCTTATTAGGCTCTTGTTTATATTCTACGGTGGATCTGAGCGTCTACTACTAGGGCCCGGCGAGACTTGGGATGGGCGTTCCCTAAAGGGTGATGTGGCGATCAAGTCCGAATTCGGGCTATATGATTTACCAGACCTTCCGTTCGACCTTGATCTTGCTCATGGTGAATTTGACGTTTTGGATCACTTAGCGGTGAGTGATCGACAAGACCAAACAGAAGACTTCACGGGAGAAAAAACCATACGGACCTACTCCAATGGAGATACGACTACAAAATTTGCTGATACTATTTCTACTGCCCCACAGGATGCCCATGCCGGATGGAGAGTTGTTCACGGAAGCTCGGACAATGGCGGCACCATTATTGATGGGCCAAATCTAAGAATTTACCCAGACCCCGAGAAGGGCCCATTCCCCCTTCTTCAAACCCGCACTTCCACCACCGACTATACATACAACATCGATGGAACAGAATACCCCAAGATACAAATGAAGATCAGAAGAGTGTCCGGTACCCGAGACACCGCTTGGACTGGAACTATGTTTTGGGGAAGAGTAGATGGTCTAGATAATAGAAGCCCTGACGGTAGTAACGTTGCCGATGGAGTAGTCACTCCTCGTGACTATCCATATGGTCGAGATGGCGTAACTTTAATAAATTACTCCAAAAACATCCCGAGACCTACCTTTTGGGGCCCCGACTTCCATATCCTCGAATGGGACTTTACAAACGATCCTCGATGGGAAGGGGAGACCATCACAGAACTTCGATTTGATTTTGATCGAGGGGCTACAGAAGCTAATCCGACTAATAACGTGTATGAGATTGAGTATATTAGGTTTGTTGCTGCGGATCAATTTACATATGGTTCACCTAACGGTCCTGCTTGGATTGCGTGGGATCAGTCTCCTCTCGATAATCCATATGCCAATGGGCATTATAGTTCGGTTCTGTATCCAGATCCAACATACGCCTCGTCAAACAGCGCAACGCGCCCGACAAAGGATACGCTACTTTGGGAAGTAAGTGGTGCCTATGCGAAACTTGTAACAGGGTACGAGGATACCGAGAGAAGCACTTTCGCTGGATTATTATATGTCTCCGGCCCGTTCGGTACGATCGAAATTCCGCGACCTAATGCAGAAGGTTTGTTGGCTCTTGATGGTCACTATCATCAAAACGATCCGTATACCGCCGACGAGAATGATGGGGTCAACTGGCAAACTAGTCAAGAGCTACCACTAAACATCGATAGCAGCACATATCGTTATGTGCGAATGAAGGTGCGTCGTATTGGCCCGGGTGGGTATCGCACAAGTGCAGAACTCGCCACCGATCCAATATCTGATCCATCCGCTTGGATTGGTGCATGTCAAGCAGAAACCCGAGATAGTGCTTATGGTAATATTGGCGCGAATTATAATCGAGTTCAGATCGGTGGAACAAACATCGGCGCGAATACAATATCACAACCAGAAACATTAATCATCCCAGCGGGGTCCGACGCGGACACCAAGTCTCCTTGGCATATCCTTGAATGGGATATGCACGATGTTGGGTCTGGTGTGGTTGGTGCCAACACAATCGTAGCTGATACATTTGCAGCGAATAATATCGGGTGGCTCGGGATCACACTAGTTGGGAATCCAACAGAGAGTAATGAAACATTTGAGATCGACTGGATCCAAGTGGACGATGGAACAAAGTTTCCTCGTGGGAATCACCAATGGCCGATCGGACGAACGGATCAGGTTGGCGAACTGGCCGGCGAGCGCGATCAATACAATGACGGATCGGGTGTTGGTGGATATGCTAATACGATGAAAGTGAATAGTTCTTGGGACTACTCAACTCGCCCTATGGGACAGTTCTCGGTCGCTGTCAGCTCGCCGCAAAGTTCTGAAATTAAGTTCGCGAATACTGCGGCCAACAACGCAACAGTGATCTATGTGGCAACATCATTAAGACACGCTGCAACTTCGGGTACGAACCCACCGACAGTGGTATTGACGCCGGCCCTCGCGGCCGATCAAATTCTTCGATTCTCGGCAAACACTGCAAATTCAACAGATTGGATTTCTAGTAGTCAGATAAGCGCAAACGACGATAACACAATGTACTCATTGTTCACTGATCCGCTCGGCGCACACTATGAGCGAATTTCGATGGAACTTGATGATAGAGATACAATATTCTTAGGCTACCAGTACACCGAGGATAAAGGATCAACCCCCGGAACAAGTAACTTTGAATATCCGGCGAATGTGATTACATCGGACTCAAGACCGTTTTATATTATGCATTATCAACCCTCCGGTAATGTGGCTCCAACTGGTGTTATTGGCGGTAACACCGGGCACAATTTCTTTGGTGTGTCTAATAACTATATCAGTGAGCTTGTTCTGTATGGAAATACAGTAGGAGATGGATATGAAGTATTGGGTCATGGGCCTCGCGCGCTTGAGAACGATACAATTCCGACTTTAGGAACATACACCTCGATCGAAGAAGTCAATACAAATGATATGATGATCAACTATCGCAACCATCTCCATGTAGTTGGTAAAGCATCACAGAATGTTCTTTTGATTAAACCTGCTCCGGGCACAACACGAGACGGGACAGTTAGTGAACTGCTTCCATTGGTATTAGATGAAGAACCAATTTCCCATGATATTCCATACTCTGACGGGCTAGGGAAAGTACGAGTCGGCCCGGATCGGAATCGTGTTACTGGAGTTGAACAATTCAATATTATGACATCATCGACGATTGACTCAAACGGTGTTGTGCTGGGGACATGGAATCCACACGCAATCATCGAAGGTCCGAAGGGGTCATTCTTCGTCGCATGTAATAACTACAATACTAGTTTTGGAACTGATAGTATTTACTGCTATCATGTTGTGCCTACCCAGAACGTGGCCACAGGTGAAATTACGACAATGAATGCATATCCGGTGTATGCAAACTCAGCACACACGACGGATCTCTTTCAGGGTTGTACAGGAATGGCAATCGATAATCTCGACCCGCCGAACTTCTACTACGCAACAGCAAACACGATCTTTAAGGTTGAGCCAAAGGGATATTCATATGAGACCGGTGATACGAAGATTACCCAGCTCATAAACTCAGACTACACCTTCTGGAATACAAATCATGGAACAGGAACGGTTTATCCGCCTCTTGGCAAGTATCCTTCACAGGGATTGTTAGTAGGAGCAAAGATCTCTTCGCATCCGTATATAATGGAAGGCACATATTCTAGAATGAATGTCGATCGATACAATCGACTATTCTTTGGTGGTCAAGCAAATGTATATATATATGATACAAACACTGATCAACTATCCATTGCCTATGCGCCGCAAGAAAATCAAACACAAATTCCAACACTGACATCAGTAAATCTTAACACAGTATATGATAATCATACGCTTCTCGACTTTGACGTTGAACCTTATACTGGTGAACTTGTATTCATTATTAGCAATACAGGTAACGGTCGGTCAATGGTAGGGTCGATTCGACCTAATGCTGATCTATCATACACTATCGCAGATGGGGATCAGCTCGTTCAAACAATCATTGATGCAGATATAACTGATCGGTTCTATAGTCCACAGCCAACAGGGATTGGTGCATTTACCGAATTCGCGACGGGCCCAGGAGCAAAAATTAGGATTCGCAAACAAAAAGATGATGAAAGACCAGACTAAATATACAAGAATTGGTAACTTTCGCATAAATAACACCACAGATGGAGAATCGCCGTGCCAGCAATCGTAACAAAGCAGTTTCGCGTTCGAAACGCAAAGGAGTTTGTAAACAACCTCCTCTCATCATCTGAAGGTGGATCGAGTGCCTATGATGGCGTAAGCTATGTATATCTGGCTTTCGGTAAAGTAGTGCCTTGGGATGAAACAAACTTTGGGGCTGATGATAGCAATCCACCTGACCCGGATGAAGATGTTTCTCTTCTATATGATGTGTTTCGAGATGGTATTGCTGCTTCTAGGGTTTCCGCAGATGAGGTTCGTCTTGGAATTCGAAGATATGACTGGACTTCCGGTACAGTGTACAGCCAATATGATGATCAAGATCCATCGATCATGAATGGGACGGCGGTATTCTTTGTATTTGATCCAATCACAGGCCATATTTTTAAATGTCTCGATAATAATTCTGGTGGCAAATCTACGATTCGACCGGCCGCGCCGATTGCTGCGATCACCGAGCAAAGTTTTTTCACGTCCGATGGATATCGATGGAAGTTTATGGCAGAAACTTCTTTAGTAGATCAGAAGTTCTTAACAACAAATTACGTGCCGATTCGAACGCTCAATGTTCATCCAACAGCTTCCGTTCCTGTCGGATATCAGCTACAGCATGACATTCAGTCGCGAGCAAATACAGGGACGATTGAGACATATAAAGTTACTAGCGCTGGATCTGGATTCCAAAAGCACAGTGGAGGCGTTCCGACTCGAACGATTGCTACGGGCGCATCTGCTACTCAGTTTACGCTAACCTCGGACGCGGCGATATCGGCTTCCGACGATTTCTACAACGGAGCAACGATAGTTGTGGATAATGGGTCAGGAGTATCTGAGAGCGGGATCATCAGCGATTATGTTGGGGCATCAAGAACAGTCACGCTCGACGCTGCAACCCCGCTCTCGTACTCGCCGGTTGGCAATGAAACATACCATATTGGACCAACTGTATGGGTGGCCGGAGACGGAGCAGGGGCTAACGCATATGCTATTTGCACATCAGCAGGCGCGATCAATCAGGTAAATGCTCTCAATACTGCCAACACCGGGAATAGTTACACGTTTGCCACGGTGACAGTAGATCCACAATCACGCGACGTAGGGTCAGGGGCATCAGTTCGTTCTATTATTCCACCACAGGGTGGGCATGGCCATGATCCAGCAGATGAGTTGAACGGATTTAATGTTCTACTTAACAAGACTATCAATGGTGCTGGAGAAGGCAACACATATCCCATATCCAATGACTATCGTGTAGTTTCTCTGCTTCGTAATACTCTGCTGACAAATGGATATAATAAGGATGTGCTTACTCCTGCTACGACGGGTGCTAACTGGTTTGCAAATACCCAATCGGTTCATATGTCAACATGGCTTGTGTGTAACACAACAACGCTTGCTATGGGACAAGGGCCGGACCCGGCCGGCTCAATGCAGCAATTTGATCAATGGAATTCTGGGACGGGCCCGCTGCCTGATGACGAAATTGTAGGTATCAATAGTGGAGCAAAGGGTCGTGTTGTTGAGTTCAACACTGATGGTAGAGGTATCCTAAATATAACAAACGTTGTAGCAAATACAAGCGGAGGAACTTTCCTCGAAGATGAAGCCGTTATATTAACACGGACCTATACTGGATTTGTTCCGACAACTAATAACTATCTTGTAGCAAACGGATTCAGTCTTGGATTTGTAGCAGACCCCGAATTTGATGTACTACAGGTCGGAGAGCTTAAAGCAGGAACCGGGGAAGTTCTTTACGTTGAGAACCGACGACCCATCAGGCGATCGCCGGAACAGCGCGAAACTATCACTATTGTGATTGAATTCTAAGGAATTATAAATGCCATTAAATGCAAATACCGCACCATATTATGATGACTATGATCCGAGCAATCAATTTTACCAGATCATGTTCAATCCGGGTAGACCTGTGCAGGCGCGGGAACTTACGCAAATGCAGACAATACTTCAAAAGCAGATTGAGCGAATGGGAGATCACATCTTCCAGCATGGCGCTCGGGTTCTTGGGGCTCAGATATCATATGCAAAATGTAAGTTTGTAAAACTGGCAGACTATGAAAAAAACGACTCAAATGAAGCCGCGATCAACCTAACGAACATCTACGATACAACTAGTCTTTTAGGTGCATCGGTTGTTCTTGATGCCGCATCTGCTGGTGACTACGGAACAGACGCAGATGGAACTGTAATCACACCGGATGGCAGGAGCCCCGTTGCTCATATCATCTATTCGGCTGCCCGAGATGGTAGTGATCCGGCAACTCTTCTTCTAACATATGATACAGAAGATGAGTTCGCGGCAAACGACTTCATTCGCACGCTCGCTGGAACATCATTTACCCAACGAAGCTATGTAGTCAACGCAACACCCACGTCAACCTCTGCGGCTGTTGGTGATGCCACTTACTCAACTGTTACCAGTGGTGTATTCTATATCAAGAGTTCTACAGGATCTCACTTCACATACTGTAGGTCTCAACGGATTCCGCTGTCCAAGTACACGAACAGACCAACATACAAGGTTGGGCTAAAGGTCAATGAGGCATTCGTAACCGAATCAAGTGAGGCATCACTCTATGATAATGCCGGAGGAACAAATCAACCAACTGCTCCTGGCGCACATCGACTCAAAATTGACCTTGAGCTTGCGGTAGCCCCCGGTTCAGATGGGCTGACCATCAGCGATGATGCAGGTCAGGATTTTGTTGAACTGCTCCGCATAGATAATGGGGTCCGCGTTAACAGTACACTTGCGCCGGATGCGTCGTCGAAGATTTACTCTGCTATTGGTGATGTTATGGCAGAGCAGGTCCATGATGCTTCAGGCAACTATGTGGTTGAACCATTTGAATGTCGAGTTGAAGACACAAATCCACCAAGCAATAAGCTAAAGGTCACACTTCAGCCCGCGCGCGGTAAAGATACTGCTCGTGCGTATGTAAAGGGACGCGAGTTTGAAATGTCTGGTCCGTGGTCACAGCTAATCGATAAGGCTCGTGATACATCAATTGAACGGGATCTTATCGCAGCAACTCCAATTGGGTCGTTTATTATGGTCCGAGATCTCAAGATCGATGACCACTTGAATGAAGGTTCGAGCGCCCGCACAGGACTTCTTCCTCTATGGGATCTCCATTCAGTAGAGTCATCTAAAATCAACATTAGTTCACTCGAAGAGTATAACTCCACTCGCGCTGGGTCATTCCGCTTGCGTGATATCGTTAATGGCGGCCGCTTTGCTACTGGAGCAACTTCGAATGTTCATGCTCTATATCTACAGGACTACAAGACATCCAACGCGCTAACAGGATCATTTACGGCCGACGCAACAACAGGCACCGATACCTCGCTCGGTGCCACGGGAGTCACGATTAGTCTGACTGACCGAAATACAACTGAGAACGCATACATCGGATCTCGGATCTCAATTGTATCATCGACCAATCATCCCGATTACGCAAATCAGACTCGTGCTGTCATCGCGAGCGCGGCCGGAGCTGGAGACCGAGTGCTGACGCTCGATACTCCATTCGATCAGCCAACGAATGATAAGACCTTCCCAGGCACAGGGGAGACCTACTCTATGGTCATCGAGCCAACGGCTGCGATGACAGGAAATGGATCGGTTGTTCCGTCTCCATATCGCGACCACGACGTTGCGATTGGCGCATCCACAATGCTTCTTACTAGAGTTGAAACAGGTAACGCACAGATCTTAGTATCGGAAGCTAGTGCAAACAGCACTCCGTTTATCGGAGGGCCCCAGCCTTCGCTCATGTTCCCGCTAGCCACAGGCGGCGCACGGGTTGCCAACTCGATTGATAGTTCAGTCACCGGAGCCGATGTCTTCTTCGTCACCCGATATAACTCAACCACACAGTCAGTGGCCACAGTCGCGACATTTAATATTAACCAATATCGACTCGACACCGGTACCGGATTTTCCGCAGGGCAGTTCATCGAAGGAACTACGACAGACAACTTAGTTGTGATTAATGAGACAACAGGTAGGATAATCAATGGTGCTGATATAACATCGGCTGTTGTGACAGCAGGTTCAATTGTAATAACCAGCACCAACTTTATCTCCAACGGAGAGAGCATTCGTCTAATCGCCCCGGCTCGCATGAATAACCTTCCAGCAAAGAAGAAGACATTAAAGCAGGGGTTGAATACACAATCCGCGTCTGCGACACTCACTACCGATAGAAATACAAAAGGTTATGTTGTATTCGATGCACCAAATAGGATTCCCGGTGGTTCAGATAACCTTGGTGCGGTGGATGTATATCGCATTGCTGGGATCTATGACAGCGGAGATATTAATGTAGCCCCCAATGCGGCCGATCTCAACGTAGACGCGAAAAATATTACTAGCCGATATGATCTTGATAGTGGTCAGCGAGAGGATCTATATGACTACGCATCTATTATACTAAAGGCTGGCGCGGCCGCACCGCTCGGGCAGATTGTTGTAGTATATGATTGGTTTAGTCACACCGACAATCTCGGAGATGAAGGTGGATATTTTAGTATCGATTCATACAATAATCAAGTTGCTCTTGAGAACATACCATCATTCACATCAACGTCAACTGGAATCCGGTATAACCTCAAGGACTATTTGGACTTCCGACCATCGCGGGCTGTTTCCGCTACCGGCGCAGCAAACACATCATACTATGTGCCAATTAGGGACATCTCTACTACATCAGGAGGAGTTGCCGCAAGCGCAAAGAGCATTGGGCACGTTGATTCAGCGGGTGCCTTCTGGTACTTCATGCAATATTTTGCCCCACGATTTGATGCAGTGGTTATCGGTGATCGCAAGACTGCACGCGGAGCAAACACTGGGATGCTCCAGATCGTTTCAGGATCAACTAATCGGTCACCTGCTACCCAACCAAGGGTGTCGGCGCAAGATATGGCTCTGTTTAACCTTGCCATTCCATCCTACACGAAACGGCCTGAGGATGTAATCGTAACGAAGGAAAATAACCAGCGATATACCATGAGCGATATTGGTGCTATCGCGAATCGTGTTGATCGGCTTGAATACTTCTCATCGATGAACACGATTGAGCAAGAGGCGGCAGGCATCAAAATAATTGATAATGATGGCATCGAAAATTACACGAACGGAATCCTCGTTGATACATTCGATTCTGGGACCGCCGCTGCTGATATTGGGATACCGGGGAGACCAAATCCAGACTTCAATGCATCAGTGGGAAAGGGAATGCTTCGTCCTGCTGTTGAGCAGGAGCATATCGAGCTTACCATTAGCGACATCGATAGTACGAATATCCATCGCACGCATGGGCAGCTAATGATGCCATATACCACAACGACAGACAGTCCAGGCCTGTCCAATAAGCGTGCAACATTGAATGGTACAGAAAACATCAATCCATTCCAGATTCAAGCATTCTACGGAGAGGCTTCACTGTCGCCGAGTAGCGACAACTGGCATTCCACGATGGATCTTGCAGCGTCGTCTTCAGATACAGCAAATGCACGTCGGGCCGCACAAGATATGATCCAACAACGGATCGATCGTGGTGAGTCCAATGTTAATTGGGGATCTTGGGAAGACGATTGGTATGGTGCTGAAGTAGTAACTACTAATATTCGATTAAAAGATCCTGAAGGTGCATTTGAGGCAGTTATCAATAACCCTCCAGCACTTAATCCTTGGCTCGCCAATGTTATGCCTCTGGATCCAGATAAATATATCCACTCTCCAGTGAGTGGATATACATACGCATCCGTGGCCGCCGGTCAACGGCCGGGTTTGGAGATCAAAAATTATCTAACTGCTGGTCAGGCTTCAACATTACCATCACATCCAAATGGGATAATTGACTGGGCACAAGTTGTGATTCACAGAAATAACACTTCCCCCACCTTCAATGTTGCGAGTCAGATTCGAGTTACCGATGAAGAACAATCACAAACAATAACATCACAAGATGTTCACCAAACCCGCACTGGAACATCTCTCCAGTTTAATCTAGGTGAAGAGACCGTTCTTATTGATGATCGAACGCTTTCGTCTATTGTTGCTCCTTATATGCGTCCGGTTGACATCACATTCCGCGCAAGACGAATGAAGCCAAGGACGACCGTTTTTCCAATATTCGATAAAGAACTCGTTACCAATTATACTGAACGAGCAAATGAACTGATCCTGCGTAATACTAGTGGGGCGGATGCCTATAATAATCCATTTGGGGATCTTGGTCCGGGTGAAGAGGAAGTTCTAGGGGACTCATCAAACACCGGAATAGGAATTGCAGTCGGGACACTTGGAAACACAGTGTTCCTCGTTTCAGCAAATGGAATATTTGACCCAGCAGGTGGGATCATAGTTCGATCACGAAATGTAACCGCACCAAATAAGACAGTGGTCGCATATAAGTCGTTCTCGGGAACACTTGAAGTTGCTCCTTCATCGGTATCCGATGTATCCCTGCAAATAGATGAATCAGCAAAGCTTTGGTGGCACACGACAAGCGAAACCACTCGCGCATCTGAGCAACCTGGCGGAAGTCTTGATGTTGATCTATACGATCGAAAGATATATCTTGTTGATGGTCGCGGGTATGGTCAGAATCGAACGATTGTTGCGTACTCCAATACTACCGGGACAGTAACACTCGACTCTGGATGGGCACTAACACCAAACACACAGACCCGATATTCAATTGGCGAGCATTATACTAGTTTTGCGGGGAGCGCATATGGGGTTTTGCATGTTCCAAACCCATCATATTCCAATAGAACCTCACAGCACTATGTTGAGGGCGCGACGATTACTGGAGATGAACATTGGGCATCTTCGGCCGAATCAGACGAAAGAACTAACGATACGCTTCGCTTCCAGTCAGGAATGAAGGTGTTCTCTCTTCGAAATGTACCAAACGCGACTGCTGGAGAGTCGGCAACGCACGTTGAGATTCCGTTTATGTCATCGGGAGTCATTGACGTTGGGCAATATCAAACGGTGTTCTCTATTGATACGGTTGTAGTGGATCATGAGGAATCACGCACCATAAATCGAAGCGCGACTTCGGAGTGGACCGCGACCGGAAATATTATTGAGACTGGTGATGTGGTTAAGTTCTTTGATCCAATCGCGCAGAGCTTCCTTGTAGATGGAAACGTCTACCCAGAAGGAATATTCATTGATAGTGTAGACGTTTGGTTTCAGACGAAACATACTGATGAGTCGGGAGTTCAGTTACCAGTCACATTAGAGATTCGACCAACAATCGCTGGCGTTCCACATGGCGGGAAGGTTCTTGGAAAGAAGTCATTGCTTCCAAGTGAAGTTAATATCCTAACAGGGCAGCCAGGAGATGTTAATCTAACTACAGCCGCAGCAACGAACTTCAAGTTTGACCGTCCAATTAAGCTCAAGAGTGGAAATCAGTACGCTATTGTTTTGGTATCCGACTCTTTGGATTATCATGTATGGACAGCAGAAAATGGGCAGCCTCAGCTTGGAACGGGTGGAGAAGGTTCACAGGCCACTGGTGTCCCTGCTGTCATCATGGACGGGCAGCCTCATCTTGGATCATTCTTCAAGTCTCAGAATGGAGTCACATGGAACCCAGAACAGAATCAGGATTTATCATTCGCTATTCATAAGTGTGAATTCACTCCGAATCAGGTAGCAACAGCAGTCTGGAAGTCAGTGAACGCACACTCGGGACCAGTTCCGTCATTCTCCCATGTTACAGATCCACTTAACCATGTTAACTATGGTGCAGTGACGGGTAGCGCTCCAATCTCAACGCCACATCAGAACAGCACGCAACATAAATTATGGCAGAATGATTATGAGTTCGATGAGTTCCGCATCGATACCGCGATACTGGAGTCTCCTTCAACTGAAATTACCTTTGATTACGATTGTACTCGGGTGAGCGAAAATGTCGTTCCAAATGTATTTGATCTGGAGTTTAGTCAGACAGACGGATACAAACCCCTTGAACTTGCAAAAAATACTATTGACCCAACCGATCGGTTGAAGATTATTAAAGACAAAACTGGATCGTTAGTTGTTCGTGGAACATTTACAACAACTAGTCGAGACGTTTCTCCGGTGATCAATCTAGAGCGTCTGGGTGCTTCGTTGTTCCGAAACCAAATTAACGATGGTGGTCTTCACGCAAACACATGGCCATTTAGCCGAGTGATGACAGATGATTATTCTGGAGGAAATACTGTTGGTGGTGGATTCGCGATCATTAATCGCGGAGAGGGATATACAAACACTGACACATTTACATTGAATGCACCCTCCGGTAAAGTCGGAACGGGAGTAACAGGAACGTTGGTCACCAACGGCACCGGATCGATTGTCGGATTCACTCTCGCCAACGCAGGGAACACATATCTACACTCACCCGAGATCGCGATCACCACAGCGGCCGGAACTGGCGCTGTAGTTGAATACATCGGGGAGGATAAATCATTCGGCCCAGGAAACTTTGTTGCTCGCTATATGACAAAGAAGGTTAAATTGCAGTCTGGGTTTGACTCAAGGGATATTCGTGTGTACCTAACAGCATCAAGCCCACCGGGGACACAGATTCATGTATATGCGAAGGTTCGGTCGGATCAAGATAATGAAGGATTCTCTAATAAGTCTTGGCAGCTTCTCTCGCGAGGGCAAGATTCTGCCTCGGAGCAGACCCCAGATCGAGGGACTGCAAGGGAGATCATCTTCAGAGGTTCGGGCGATGACGATCGACATCCCCTATCGTATGTGTCCCTATCTGACGATGTGGCTGCTGGTGGGGGTGAGCGATATATGGAATTCAATGAATTCGCAATCAAGGTAGTTCTACAGTCTGCTGATACACGAATCGTCCCGATTGTATATCAGCTCCGCGCAATTGCGGTGGCCTAATGGAAACAAAAGAACAGAGATATGTCCCAACAGATCGACGAGGTTGGATCAGGGATACTAAAACAGGAGCGCTTCTTTCAGTGGATCGTGTTTCCCAAAAAAATCATAAAGAAAAAGTTGATCGACAGATATCCAATATTGATGAACTAAATAGTCTAAAGGATGAAGTTTCGCAACTAAAACAGCTCGTCAAAAAGCTAGTCGAGGATAATTAATGCCAGTCAATACGATTCAGATTCAGAAGCTCTTAGGGAAACATACCTTTCAGCAACTTCGTGTCACCGTCAATGAGCTGATTAATATCGTCAATGGGCTTCCAAGTACGGTTCGTGGAGATGTTACTCGTCAGGGTGGGATTATCGATGGTCAGTCAGCGGGAACGCTACAGACGATTGACCCAGGTCAGTTCTTTGTTCTCAACTCCAACTGGGTGGGAATCGGGGACTTCCTTAATACCGACATGCCAACGAGCCCAATCGGGCACATTCATGTCAACGCACTAAACAGCGATGCGCGAATCAATCTGTCCCAGAACAACGTATCATCTGATCCCGATATCCCGCATGGTATATCTTATCTATCGATACAGGCTGCTAACTCTGTTAATGGTCCAGCTAACAACTTTGGATTCCTTGCAGCTACATCAAACACAACGACTAAGTATGGAATGATTGTTCTATCAACAGCCAACACGGATCAAGAAGTATCGCACATCTTTGCTCGTGAATCTTGGGGATGGGGGAACACTGCTGACACTACTTCTGCGACCCGCTTCACCCTAACATCGGGAGAGAATGTTGGTCTGGCTCCACACGGTGGGCCCACTGCGCACCTCGCAGCACAGCTTCGCGTTGATCGCGCTCTTGCTAACGATCCACAGACATCAAACACTGCTCCAATCATCTCAGCGCGAGGATACTCTGGTGCATGGGGTGGGCTCGGTATAAATGACACGCCAGTTCGACTCGTTATTGGTGACCGCAATGAAGATACTGCTTTGCGAGCAAACACATATGCTGCTCTAGACTTTATGGGAAATGGGGCGGATACAACTGACCTATCAGAAATTGGTGCGCGAATTTCTGCTGAATATACGAGAGATACCGCCACGTCAACTGCGCTTGAGTTCGCGGTCAGAGACGCTACAGGTGATCTTGAGAAGGTCATGAAGATCATCGGCGGATCAGATGCTACTGGAGATGTAGATAAGCCTGTCATTGTTATTGGCAATACAGCATATCTGGATAGTATGACTGCGCGGGATTCCGCTACAGGTGGAACGCCATTATATTCCGCGAATGCTATGCACGCGCAGCTAACCATTCAGCAATATTCGCAAGGTCAGTTCGGTCGTATGGGTCTTTTGATTCGTGGCGAAGATCGGCCGGGGATCACTCCGATCGGCGCGGCGAGCAATCCGGTCCTTCGGATGGAGCAGCCAGAAGCGCTGGAGCAGACCGGCTCGGACGGGAAGCGGTCAAACAAGTGGGCCCACACGATCAACTCGGGCGGCGCATACAAAATTATAACCTACCCGGACAACAGCTATACCGGTACGTCAAATAACCAGTTCACCATTACGCCAGGCGGCGCGACGACAGTATTCGGTTTCGGTAACTACAGGGGCGAGGGAGTGGGCGGTGGCAGCCTCAACGGCACCGTTCTGATCGTTGACGGTGGATATGGTAGTAACGAAGGCGCTGAGCTTAGGTTGGGTACCAATCGCACTGCGCATCTAGTGGCCACTGGTGTTCGACCCACGACATGGAATATTGACAATGTTTCATCAAAACTAAGAATTTTCCCAAGAAACAATTCGGGATTTACTGATGTTGGTGGTGCGGTTACTAAGAACGATTCCCAACTGGTATTTGATTTAACTGTAGCTACAGCCAATACGCTGATAGGTATGGGTACATATTTTCCAGCCCATATGCTCCATCTTCGACGCAACTGGGAATCGGCTAACGTTCACATTGAATCTGACTTCAGTAACAGCAATGCCAGCAAAGCGCGAATGCTCGTGGATGGTCTTGGTAACGACTACGCAGTAGTCCAGGCTATTAATCCTAATGCCACATACCCAACAACCACCGGGCGAGGTCTTCTGCACGAGCATCCTGTCAGCATTACAGTAGCACAAACCGAGGTCGGAACGAATCCAACTGGAACAACGCTGCGGTCTGTATATAGCTCCGCTTATAATGCTGTGGGTAATGAGAATCAAATCAGCCTTCGCACACACTCTACAGGTGGGCCTGGTGATAATAGTGGATGGGATATTGATGCAGTTACTCTAATCGCCCAAACGGGATATCAATCATCATCTACTCCGCATCTGGGTGTGCTTGGCGCAGAACGCGCGCGGTATGCTGCGTTTAAGTTGAATCTGCGCCGAGGTGCTACTGTCGATAATGTTCTTACGGTAACTCCGCAAGGTTATCTTGGTGTAGGTCTTGGGGGCCTGCAAAATCCAGTAGTTCGATCCCCCGGATTCAATCTAGATCTTACATCATACCAAGATGTTGTGGGGACATCAAACACACTTGCAGCATTCTCGTACCAAAGATCAGGAGGCGTTCCGTCAAAGACATGGACGGTAGGTATAGACCGAACGTTCCCTGGCATGGGCAAGACCATTGATCCATTCGTTATTGGCGGAAAGAGCAACAGGAGTGTTACAAATCAACGCGGCACCCATAGTGATATAAATCGAGTCCGAGATGGACTGTTTGTTGCTGAGATGTCATCGGAGGATATGAACTGGACTCAGATCTATCAGATCGGTGTGCGCGAAGAACATAACACCCTGACGGTATATACTCCAGCAAATACCACATCACCAAACTGGCCAACGAATGTCCGAGCAGGGCGCGTTGGGATCGGAAATACACGACCATCACACACGCTAACCGTGAATGGATACAGCGCAGGTCACAGTGGTATTGCGGTCTATGGAGCCGAAGCTGCTGTTCGGCTGATTGATCCTCGACCATTAGCGACCGTCTCTCCAAATTGGATTAGCAACATTCAGGAGCGAATCCTCGCGTCGAACTTCGACCCAGGGGGAGTGTTCTCGGACTCGGGCCCCGACGGCGCGGGGACACCAGCCGAACGAACATATCATATTGGATCCCTTCGAGGCACGCTCAGTATTGCTCAAAATCTGGGACAGAATGACACCGACATTTATGATACAGGAAAGAATATCACTGTAAGTATTCATGCGAACACAAGGATGGATTCCACCTCGACGAGTGCCGTGGCTTCCTACGACGACAGGAACTATTTGGGTGAAAATTTAGGTGAAGACTGGTTTTCTGGTGGATCAGTAGGTATCAATGCCAACAGTCATCCAATGGCTGCTGGTCTATTTGTGGGTGATGTTCCCGCTGGGGATACAGACCATAGAGAGGTATTCGCTAATCGGTATTATCCCGCCGAGCAAAACTTCATCGGCGGCCCGCAAACTTTGGTACACGGTGGAAACTATCCAACTAGTGTGATTTTCGGTGCGCGTCCTCTCTCGCAAGCTAACGGTGCATTCAAGACCATCAGCACGGTATCTGGTACAACCAGTAACAATTCAGGCGAAACTCAAGTTGGTAAGGGTAATATCATGAAGCGAATGGAAGGCCTTCGACGATATTCTGAAGGATACATTCCAGGCGAGGGTGTTCGCCCGACGCCGCCGGAGACAGAAGCAGACTGGAGAACTGTTGCTTGGCATGATGGGATTTCGGTTGATACTTCTTACTCTGTACCAGCACCGGGCATCGGGTCTGAGTTTATGGGGAGCGCAGCGTCCCAAGCGGGTGGAACTTTCCATCTCCGCAACCATACAACGAAGGTTTGGTGGGAACGACGACCAAATACCATTGACGGTAACAATCCTCTAGAAAATCCGAACCAAGGGCCCTACCAGAATCAGGAATACACTGAGTCGCATCTATTTGGATCATCCAATCAACATGTGATGACCATTCACGCGAACACATCATATCAGGGTGTCCATGTAGAGAAGGGCGGGATCTACGCAGATAACTCGATCCTTGCATGGGCTCGGATTCTTCCACGAGGTGTCGGCGTCCCAGATGTCCAGACCTCGGAGGATACCGGGCCTTTTGACACGCCGGCGACCGCAGTAGTTAGCGAGTCCCATAATATTTTATCTTTCACTCATGCTGCAAGAGGATTATATAAACTGACACTACCAGACGAGTTTAAAAATGGAACCAAATATGCTGTGATGGTAACCGGAACTAACAACCTGTTTATATCATTTGGCTTGAATAACCCCTCAAATCTCAACGAGGTGATCAACAGTGGATTCACCGACGAAGAATATCGGGCGCGCACATTCCGCAAAAATAACCCAGAGGGCGCTCTCGAAACGGCAGTCTCGCCAGGCGGCCGCATAAGGAGCGTCGGGGACTCGTCAAGCATGGGTGGCATCCACGAGTACAATGTTCGCACTGCCAATTCCACCGTGATCCTAATCGAATCGAGAACTGAAGTTAATTATTTTCAGGGATACGACTCGACCATTCGGCACGACGATGATGAAGTGTTTGTTGTTGTCGTTGGGGCTCCTGATAAAACTAAGTTTAGAGGATAACTAATGTCAGAATATAGAGTAGTAACTGAACTGCCCAATGGGGGGGTTAGCCTGACACAGCTTCTTGGCGATCAAACCCGAGAGGACTATAAAAAGATGGCAAAGGAGATGGACGGCATTGTAGTGGATGTTGTTGATCTTCCTGACTCGCAGGATCGAGATCATTGGGTGATATCTAAAGGCAAGGTGATAATTTCACCTGAGTCTGTAGCTAGAGAAATGACGGATACGATTCGGCTCATTAGAAACTCCAAGCTAACAAGCTTAGATGTCCCATCAATGCGAGCAATGGAAGATGGGGACATGGATACCTCGAAGGATATCAAGAAGAAAAAGGACGTGCTTCGAGAGCTTCCGTCAATGGTTGAAGAGAAGTTAAATAAGATCATCAATTCCAAGAAGAAACCAGCAACCAAACTAAAGGAACTTCAGAAGTTCCACGTCTCGGAGTTAGACGAATAATGGCATACGAGCATAACATCTTCATTCCGCAAGGATCAGATTGGACCGCCAATGTGATAATCTACACGTCCAACACGACGGGCAGATTCGTGGTGGATACGTCTGCATATGCGAATGGAGCAGGGCAGCTTCGCAAGTGTCTATCGTCTAATGCGTCTGCAAATCTTGTTGTCACGCTTCCGATCGATTCGGCTGCGAATGGAGTTGTCACGCTCACGATGAATAATATGGTTACTAGTTCTATTCCACATGGGCGTTACCTATATGATGTAGAAGTTATCACTACACCGGGTGTAATATCACAAGTCGTCCGTGGCACTATCACTATTCAACCAAGCATAACACGATCATGGGATTGGGGATCTTAAATGTCAGCTCCTAATAGTCGAGACAGTCTTGTTGAATATGCGCTCCGGCGCCTCGGAAAGCCAGTCATTGAAATCAACGTTGACTGTAAGCAGGTCGAAGATCGCCTAGACGAAGCACTTGAGATGTGGCAAGAGTTTCATATGGACGGGACCGAAAAGGTCTATGAGCCATATCAAATAACAGCAGCAGATATTACCAACAAATATATCACGTTCGACTCAGACACATATACGAATATTATCCAAGTCATCCCAGATAGCGGTGGTGGTGGATCGGGTATGTTCAACCTCGAATACCAGCTTCGACTTCAGGACTACACTGCATTCGGAGCTGCTACTTTTGGGAACAATATCACTGGATATAAGATGTATCATCAGCATCTCTCGCTGCTACAGGAGATCCTTATTGGTAAGTCACCCATCCGATATAGTCGGCACGCAGATAAGCTATATATTGATTGGGACTGGGAAACGGACGCGGTTGAAGGTCAATACATTGTAGTTCAAGCTCATAAGATTATTGATCCAGACAGTTTTACCAAGGTCTATAATGACATCTGGTTGAAGGATTATATGGTGGAGCTTGTTCGTGAGCAGTGGGGGCAGAACCTCTCCAAGTTCGCGGGGATTCAGCTTCCGGGTGGAGTGACACTTGATGGTCCGTCCATTAAAGCAGAAGCTCAACAGAATCTTGAGAGACTTCGAACAGAATTAAAGGAAATGTACCAAGAGCCCGTAGATTTTTACATGGGCTAATTTATAAGGACTCTCAATTTAATGCCCAAGAATCATTATTTTGGACACTCGATTCCTTCGGAGCAGAGACTCATCGAGGATCTGGTCACCGAAGCGATTAGCATTTATGGTGTCCCTGCTTACTGGTTACCCAGGCAGGGGACGACAGACCAAGTGTATGGTGAATCCACTGACCGTCATTTCGATCAAGCGTATGTACTTCCGTTCTATGTTGCTACAGCCGAAGGCTGGGGTGGAGAACGTGATATCATATCTCGCTTCGGGCTTGAGATTCGTGAGACACTGACATTGAATCTTGCTCGGCGGGATTTTGATAATTTACTATCTGAGCAGGTTCATTTGGAATCATCGATGAGCAGACCAATGGAAGGGGATCTGATCTACTTTGACCTAACAGACCCAAACAGTGCAGCAAATAAACAGGGAACCTTTATGGAGATCAATTTCGTGGAACATGAGTCTGTGTTCTATCAGGTTGGGGCTCTTCAGATGTATGAAATTCGGTGTGAAGACTTCCGATATTCACAAGAGACATTCAGCACAGGAATCATCAACATCGATCAGAGCTTCAACGCAAATACCAGTGAATATAACTTCACCGGAAACACAATGCCAGATTCTACTCTCGCAGGTGGGGCGGAAAATCAGACATTCGAGACGGATGGGGCTGCAATATTGGATCTCAGTGAAGATTCGCCCTTCGGGGACTTTAGCTGATGCTGGGTACACCATTCAACCACGACATAATCCGTAAGTGTGTCATCGCATTCGGAACACTGTTTAACAACATCAAGATTCATCGCGCAGATGATACATGGATTTCTATACCTATCACATACTCCAGCAAAGATAAGTGGTATTCACGTCTAACGGACCCTGATCTTTCTCAACAGATTCAGGCAACGCTACCTCGAATTGGGTATGATCTTGTTGCGATGAACTATGCCGCAGAGCGCAAGCTCGGGACAATGAACCAATACAGCACGGTCAATTCCAATGACGCAACGGGTAATACCAAGCTACTGTCATATGAGGGAACCCCATATGATCTTACGTTTGAGATGGCAGTCTATTGTCGAAACGCAGCGGACGCTTCCAAAATCATTGAGCAGATCCTTCCATTCTTCACGCCGGAGTTCACGCTAACACTTAATAATGTAACAGAACATGCTATCGACGTAGATATTCCAATTCGCCTTGATGCAATCACCCGTGAAGACGCATATGAGGGTGACTTTGAATCCACGCGAACATTGATTTGGACACTTAACTTCACGATGAAGACGATGTTATTCGGTCCAATTCATGCACCAAAGATTGTGAAGAAAGCATATGTTGACTTCTTCATTCCAGATAATTTCACTCGATACCACAGCGGGACACTTGCTCAGGCATCAGCCAACGGCACACATCTGTTTCTACAGGCAAATACATCATCAAGAGCGAGCAATACATATTCAGGTGAGGGGTACCTTACGATTACTGGAGAGGGATCTGGTACTACTGGTATCACCGGAAACACAAGATCCATTATAGCACACAATGGTGCAAATCAAGTGATTGAAGTTAAGAATGCGTTCCAAGATATAGGCACCTCAGAATGGACATATAGAATTCAGTATAGATCGACGAGAGAACAGGGAGTTGATGTTAATCAGCTTGCGGGAGTGCCGACCGCTTCTCGACTATACTTCCAGCCTGGATTAACCACAGCGGGTGATCCAACTTCAAATATTGCTCAATCTGTCAGTATAAGTACCATTGACATAGACGACGATTGGGGATACGCGGCAAATACGACACAACCAAATGAAGGAACGCGAAGGAATTTGATAACGGGTAATGACGAGGACATCTAATGAGTGATGAAGAAGATGAGCAGCTTCCTGTTACCACACCGGGAACTGAATTAATTGAAAGTGAAGAAGATGACCCAGGCTTGGATAGCATTCTTGCTCGGCTCGATCTTCCCCGAGACACCTTTAGTGACTATAGCAAAGCGAGAGATACGCTTGTAGGTGCTTTGGAAGCGGGGCGTATTGCTACGGCCGACGCGCTCGCGCTTGCTCAGGCCATGGACCATCCCAGAGCATTTGAAGTTTTTGCAACGGTGATGAAGTCTACCGCTGATGTTGCTGGTCAGTTAATGGAACACCAGAAAAATATTCGAGAGCTGACGGGGCAGAAGAATCAAGCACCAAAGACCCAGACAACTAATATTTTATTTACTGGTAGTACAAAGGATCTCCAGATGCTCTTGAAGGGTAATCTTGACGAGATTGATATTACGCCGGAAGAAGACTAATGCTCAGTAAAACCGAAGATGATGGATATCAAGGGAATCCCTTGATCAAGGCGGCTGGTGTTCCACATGAGTTTACACCAGATGAAATCAAAGAGTTCGTCAAATGTTCAAAAGATCCTATCTACTTTATCAAGAAATATGTAAAGATCGTTAGTTTGGATCACGGGCTTGTGCCCTTTGAGATGTATGATTTCCAAGAGAATATCATCAGAGCGGTACACGAGAACAGATTTACTATCGGTAAACTTCCACGCCAGACAGGGAAGACGACCACGATTGTTGCGTACTTTCTCCATTACACTCTTTTTAATGATAACGTAAACTGCGCGGTGCTTGCTAATAAAGGGCAGCTCGCTCGTGATATTCTGGCTCGGTATCAGCTCGCATATGAAAACCTTCCATTCTTTCTTCAGCAAGGGGTCATTGCTTGGAATAAGGGATCAATCGAAATAGAGAATGGGTCCAAGATTATAGCATCATCCACATCATCGTCGGCGATTCGTGGTGGGTCATTCAATATGCTCCTGTTGGATGAGTTCGCGTTCGTTCCGCGCCACATCGCAGAAGAGTTCTTCGCTTCCACCTACCCGACAATATCATCTGGTAAAACCACCAAGATGGTCATCATATCAACTCCATGTGGAATGAACCACTTCTATCGGATGTGGATGGATGCGCAGGAGGAAAGGTCTGAATATGTTCCAGTAGAGGTTCACTGGTCAGAGGTTCCTGGGCGAGACGAGGATTGGAAAGAGTCAACGATCCGCAACACATCCAAAGAGCAGTTTGCACAGGAGTTTGAATGTGAGTTCATCGGATCTCAGAATACCCTGATCAGCGCAACGAAGTTGAAGGAAATGCCATTCGCAGATCCGCTGCGGTCATCAGGACAAGTTGATGTATATGAGGAACCGATACCAGATCACATCTATACGATAACGGTAGACGTTAGTCATGGAGAAGGGCTGGACTTTTCGACGTTTTCAGTGATCGACTCGGGTCAGTTCCCATATCGTGTAGTGGCTAAATACCGGTCAAGCTCAATATCTCCACTTGAATATCCAACGGTTATTCAGAATGTAGCCAAAACATACAATGATGCTTGGGTACTCATTGAAATTAATGACATTGGTCAGCAAGTCGCTACGATTCTACATGAAGATTTGGAATACGACCACATCCTCTATGTAACCACACGAGGGCGCGCAGGCCAAGGTCTCGGGACAGGGTTTGGAGCAGGTCAGCTCCAGTTTGGAATCAAGACGAGCAAGAAGGTGAAGCAAATTGGATGCGCCAATCTCAAGAATCTTGTTGAAGCGGATCGACTGATCGTAGAAGACTTCGATACGATATGTGAGATGACAAGTTTCATTGCTAAAGGATATAGCTATGAAGCGGAACCGGGACACCACGATGACCTCATGATGAATCTGGTTCTATTTGCTTGGTGTACTACTGAACCATATTTCAAAGAAATCACCAACGTTGATACTCACAAGAG